ATTCATGAAGCCAAGCTTGCTTACAAGTGGGCAATCGAAAACAACATTGCCAAGGAACAGGCAAGAGCCATTCTGCCTGAAGGCAACACACTATCACGTCTCTACATGGCAGGCAGTCTGCGCTCGTGGATTCATTATTGCGATCTGCGGCGTGGCAACGGCACTCAAAAGGAACACCGAGAGATTGCTGATGCCTGTTGGAAAATCATCACACAAGAGTATTCATTTCTAAAAGACCACAACGTATAAGAACAAGGAGCAACCATGTCTACAAACTATTTTCCAACACTGTATCAAGAGTTCATTCACCTATCCCGCTATTCAAGATGGCTACCAGATGAAAATCGCCGCGAGACATGGGTTGAGACTGTAGATCGTTATTTCAAGTTCTTTGACGAGCATCTTGAAGAGAGTAACAAGTTCAAGCTTGATGCCAAGACTCGTTCAGAACTACGTGAGGCAGTTCTAACTCTACAAATCATGCCCTCGATGCGTTGTCTTATGACTGCGGGAGAAGCATTGAAGCGTGATAACATTGCTGGCTATAACTGTTCCTACGTTGCCGTCGATAGTCCTCGTTCGTTTGATGAGATTCTATACGTGCTTATGAATGGCACAGGTGTTGGATTTTCTGTTGAAAGTAAGTATGTGGAACAACTCCCGTTGGTTGCCGAGGAGTTCTTCGAATCGGACACGACGATTGTGGTAGCAGATAGCAAGTTGGGTTGGGCAAAGTCACTAAAGGAACTGGTTCATTTACTATACTCCGGGCAGATTCCTCGTTGGGATGTTAGCCGAGTTCGTCCTGCTGGTTCTCCACTCCGCACATTTGGAGGTCGAGCATCCGGTCCCGAGCCGCTTGTGTCTTTGTTCGAGTTCTGCGTCACCACGTTCAAACGCGCTGCCGGTCGTAGGCTCACAACATTGGAGTGCCACGACATTGTGTGTAAGATCGCTGAGATCGTTGTAGTTGGGGGAGTTCGTCGCTCTGCCCTTATTTCTTTGTCTGACTTGAATGATGATCGTATGCGCGCTGCCAAGTCTGGTGCTTGGTGGGAGGATAACGTTCAACGTGCTCTTGCCAATAACAGTTTTGTTGCTAAGGAGAAACCAGACGTTGGTGTGTTTCTACAAGAGTGGTTGTCGCTCTATGAATCCAAGTCGGGAGAGCGTGGCATCTTTTCAAGAACCGCATGTGAGAACCAAGCGGAGAAGTATGGTCGGCGTGATCCCAAGCATGAGTTCGGGGTGAACCCATGTTCGGAGATAATATTACGATCAAGAGAGTTCTGTAACTTGACAGAGTGCGTGGTGCGTGAACAAGATACACCAGAGACTCTGAAAGAGAAGTTGCGTTTGGCAACGATCCTTGGCACCATTCAAGCCACATTGACCAACTTCAAGTACATTGGTAAGAAGTGGAAAGAGAACTGTAATGAGGAGCGATTGCTTGGCGTATCGTTGACTGGCATCATGGATAACGTTTACACCAACGGTCGTAAGGGTGACTTGGCAAAGATGCTTGAAGGTTTGCGCGAGCACTCTGTTGCCGTCAACAAGGAATGGGCAGCAAAGATTGGCATCAATCAAGCAGCAGCAGTTACATGTGTGAAACCGTCTGGAACAGTATCGCAACTTGTCGATAGCGCATCTGGCATTCATGCTCGCCATGCTCCTTACTATGTCCGTACCATACGAGCGGATAAGAAAGACCCCTTGGCACATCTTATGGTGGACATGGGATTTCCTGCGGAGGATGACGTAACCAAACCAAACCATACACTTGTCTTCTCGTTTCCAATGAAGGCACCGCAAAACGCTATATATAGGAAAGACCTATCTGCGATTGAACAGTTGGAGATTTGGTTGACCTATCAGCGTCATTTTTGTGAGCATAAGCCGTCAGTAACCGTAACAGTGAAAGAACACGAATGGGTAGAAGTTGGTGGCTGGGTGTATAACCACTTTGATGAGATGAGCGGTGTTTCATTCCTACCATATTCTGACCATGTATACAAGCAGGCACCCTATCAGGATATTGAGAAAGAGGAATACGACGAGTTGATAAAAAAGATGCCTCATCAAGATTCGGTTGACTGGTCTCTACTACAACACTATGAAAAAGCAGACACCACCGTAGGCACGCAAGAATTGGCTTGTGTTAGCGGTGCCTGTGAGATGGCGTAAATATGACCAAGGAAGTAGAAAAGCATACCTGTCCATATTGTGAGTCGGAGTACAAGTTGATTTTTGATCGAGAGTTGTCGATGGGTATGCCGAGATTTTGTCCATTTTGTGCGGCAGAGACTTACGACGATGACGTTCACTTTGAGGAGCGCGACGATGAATAGTAATTGGAACTTTTGGAACTTCTGGAGACTGAAACCAAAGGAGAAGCCAAAAGAGAAAAAGGACAAAGAAGAAGACAAGAAAACCGGAGGAAACTAGAATGGGGTTTTTTGAAGAAATTTTTTCAGGACAAGCAGGGGGGAGCGTTCACCCAGAAAGATTCTTTGACGCATATGGATGGGACTATGGCAAGGTTCCCGTCAAGAAAGATACACTAATCATCGGTTCTGGGCATGGTGCTCATTTCAAGCGCAAGTTCGTAGTGGACCAAACACTGAGAGATACCGTTACAAACACAATGGCAGCGGCAACTGATGCTGCTACCGAGCGCGATGCCGTATTACAAGTTCTGGCAACCATGGAAAAATCCTATGGCGAGGCACTTGGCATCAAGGATCGTGCCGGAACAAGTTTCACAGGATCGGGCAACCCAACTCAAATGGATTGTGTTGATGAAGCATGGAACGCAACTGTTGTTTTGCTTTGGCTAGAAGAAAATGGATTGTTGAAGTTCCATCGTGTGCGTGAGCCACTTGCCAAGTTCGGTTTGACCAAGTGGAATCACTATGCTGCTATTATCGAAGACCTCGATACTCGCGTTCGTTGGGCAATCGATACTGGTGTTCGCGATATGGGTGGTCTGGGAACAATCGAAGACGCACAGACTTGGTATGAATAGCATAAATACTCCTACGGGAGTATGCTATGTGGATTTACAAAGGTCGAGAGGTTGGTGACGAGGACGCAGTTGGTTATGCGGCATTCGTCTATATCATCACCAACCTTGAGACCGGAAGAAAATACATCGGAAAGAAGAACCTTCACTTCACTCGATCAAAAAAAGTCAAGGGTAAGACCAGACGCAAGCGCGAGAAGAAACCGAGCGACTGGAAAACCTATTGGGGCTCAAACACCACACTGATCGCTGACGTTACAGAACTGGGCGAGGATAAGTTCAAGCGTGAGATTCTCCACTTTTGTAAAACTCGTGGCACTGCCAATTATCTAGAAATGAAAGAACAGATTATAAATGAAGTTCTAGAAAACGATGGTTGGTACAATGATCAGATTCGCGTCCGCGTTCACCGATCCCATTTGAAAAATCTGTAACATTATAACATGCGACCGTATGCCGCATGGCTATGGGTTCCCTTGTGTGGTAGGGTTACGGCACTGGTATATTCTCCCGCAATCGGAAAGGATGTGAACGGATGAAAAAGGCTGTTCAAGTTGAACTGACGAAGCAAGAGCAAAGGGACCTTGCCAAGGGCTATACGATCATCACAAGCTACAAGACGCCCAAGGGTAAGACGGTCTGGCTAAACGTATCTGCCAAGCGGGACATCATGTTATCAAAGTAAGCGCGTCGTGTAAGAGTATCGAAACATGAAAACGGAGAACAATCATGAGAACGATGACTCTTGTAGGATTAGTCGTGCTTGCGTTAGCAGCGTGTCGTAGGGAAGTGCCATATGAGTCTGTCTACGAAACAGACTATGACCGGTACTATAACGGTGGGGATACCTACTATCCTCCCCAGCGCTATCCTATCAAGTGAATGTGTGTGGGGAAGGTTATTGCCTTCCCCACTTTTTCGACATCAGATTTTAGGGTGAAGAAATGGCAAGACATCATGTAACTAACATTTCCCTTTGGCATAACAATCACAAAGGCACCGATCATATGTGGGTGTTGCCAAGCGACATCGGTCTGGAAAACGGTATACCAGCGGATAACTATCCCGAGTTCATAGATATTTCTGGTAAGCAAGGTGCCGTGTTCAGGTGGAAACGTTCTGGTGTGGTATCCAAGTTCATATCTAACAGTGAGCGTCGTTGTCTTGAGTATGAGTGTGATGAGAATCCTCATGAGTTGAGACCCAGTGTTTATGAGATCAAACTCTATCTAATACTGAGGTCCTGATCATGACTGGAATAGCAATGGCAACTACTATCGAACAGTGGAACAACAATAAGAAAGGCACACTCTATATGTGGGCACGTCCTCGCGACCTTTGGACATCGTATCAGGAATATCTCGTGCCCGACGAGATAGAAGTGATGGGGAAAAAAGAAACCCATGTATGGAAGCAACAAGGCAAAAGGCGCAAGGAAGTGAATGGCGTGTGGCAGGATTGTATATTATACATTCCCAAGCAGCGAGATAGTCAGGATTACTATTGGTTACCAGATTTGTATCTGGTCTATTAAATGAGAAGTGAGGACACTATGAAAGCCTATAAAAAGTACATGAAAGCGGTTCGTGGAAAAATAGACACTGGCGGTCCCTTTGGTTGGGATTGCTATGGTATGGAAGCGCGTTTTTTTGATGCCAGAGGACCTTATGGTTGGGATGCTTCGATGGTGGCAGACCCAGTAACTCAGGAGGTTTATGAAATCTCATTGACGCATGATGAATCCAATACAGCGCTGCGTTGGATCAATCCCAAGTACATCGCGGCATTCAAAGCCGAGAATAGAGAGAAGGGCTTCAATTGGAAGCAATCATGGGATGACGTTGAATACGAAGCGGTGAGCAAGAAGGAAATTCTCAGAGAGATCAAGAATGCTTTTATAGGTAGGTGGGAAGTGGAGATTCGAGAGCCACAGGACACTCTTCAAGTACCACAGGATTACGAGCCTATCGAGATTAAAGACACTCACGAATATGATGATGGCAGTCTAGGTATTACTTACAGCCTTCAACCACCTGTTGCCGAAGCAATCATCAATGATTGGCTTAGGAATGCTCTAGCGGAGAAAGCGAATGAAGTTATCGCAGAAGCAGAGGAAAGCGAAAGAGTATCACGAGAACTGGCTGAGAAAGAAAGGGGTTCATCCGACACAGTTGAAAGCGATGAAACGCAATGGCACTGCCCTACTTACAGTTGGTACTATTCATCAGAAACATTCGATTCCAACGAGTGACGCGATACCGGCTAATGGCACCAAGCCTGTTGATACGAGCAAGGCAGTCTTCGCACGCGAGAACTACACCATTGCTCCGGCATACAATAAGGGCGCATACCAAGTTATCAGCAAGTCAGAGATTGAAGCTATTGGGAGGAAGTAGCAGCATTTCTTCTAAACATGTCTTCAAGTTCTTTGGCTTGCTCTGGGCTGAGTTCAAATGTCTTCTCTACAGGATTGTGTAACATGCCTATCTGTACCGACTCATCAGGATATAAGGAAACGAAGTATGTGCCCTCGTGGGGAGGATCGCCAACACTTGCCATGATAATATTCTCTACAACATATGTTTTTGAGTTGACTACTGCTACTCTGCTCATGATTATTCACTCCTCTATGTTACTTAGATGTAAGGATAATATTTGATGACTAGGTATCCGTTTCTTCCGCTTGATGGAATCACATACGTTGATGTGCGAAATCCACCAGCACCACTACCATAGTTACTACCGGATATTGGTTCATCACCACCATCACCGGCATAGCCGCCACCACCGGAGCCACCATATTGATTATAACCACTACCACCATTACTTGATGTACCAGCACAACCACCGCCACCACCACCATGACCAACCCACGAGTCACCAATAGAATCCAACCAACCATCTGCGCCATTACCACCGGTTCGATTTATAGAACCGTAAAGAGCGCCGCCACCACTGCCACCAGAGTAAGCGCCGCCGCCACCACCGCCGTAGGCACGTCCACCGTGTGATGAACTTGTTGGAGCATAGTTACCGTATCTGTTTATCCATGTGCCGCCACCGTCTTCACTGGCATTGCCACCGCCTTCACCAACAGAATAATAAAGCCAGCTACTAGGAGTTAGAGCAAACTCAGTTTTTCTACAGAAGCCACCACCGCCACCGCCGCCGCTTCCATATTCACTTGCGGAACGATAACTACCGGGACCGTTTGCTCCGCCAGCACCATACATATCAAAAACGGAACCGATAGGCTGATAGTTGGAGGGGACCCACCAAGTGCTTGTACCAACCGTTTTATATACGTAAGTCGGGGTGGGGCTGATTTGTGGCGCACCACCAGATGACTGATTGATGATAAACCCCATACCGGGAAAGAATGCCATATTTTACCTCTTTGGAAACATTTCCTGCTTGACACGTCGTCAAATGTTTGCTATAGTCACTCACTATTTAGTCTCACTAGAAAAAGACATCGAAAGGAAAAGATGTGAACGGATGAAACAACTGAACAGCAAAGCAGTAAAAATACTTCTCGACAAGTTAGCCGAGGAGTATAAGCCATTTCAAAAGCACGGGTTCCTTGGTGCGTGGGCATGGACCATTTATCAAGAACGAAAATATAAATGTGAACTTTGGAAACAAGGAGTGAAGATCGTGGACGAATTTGTTTATGAGGAAGTCAAAGCTGGTCTGGAAAAGTCGAAGGCAACAGTTGTCTTTGAAAAGGTCGATGGATCATTGCGTGAAATGCACTGTACGCTCATGGCAGAATATCTGCCGCCCATGGACGAAACGCACAGCAATGTTGCCAAGGCAGTGAATGAAGAGGTGTTGGCAGTCTGGGATTTGGACAAGAATGCTTGGCGTTCGTTCCGTCTCGATAGCCTAATCTCCATCGACTATAAATAGGAGAAAGTCATGGTGCCGTTTTGTGTTGACTGTTCCTTTTATAAGGAAGTCGATTATAATCCAGCCTATGGGTGTCACCTTTGTAGTGTAAATCAGATGAAGGAAACCGACATTGTGACAGGAAAGGTCTACGATATAGGAAATGAAAACTGTTACAAAATGAGAGGTGTAAATGGTCTATGTGGACCAAAAGGTGAGTTGTTCAAAAGGAAAGATTGATGCCACACCCGCATAAGAATCGACCACGATCTGGTCGTCGCAAAATTGGAAGTAAGAAACGAAAAGTACGCGCACGCAAAAATAAAAAGTGAGGTAGGTTTTGCTGAAAGAAATATCAGAACATCTAGACTCAGAAGGAATGACACACTGCGTTGTGTGTTGGTCCGGTAACGAGAAAGATGGCATTTTCACCATACATCACATGTGCGGTTATTCAAAAAAACCAGACAAGGAAACTGTCATGTCGTTGGTCAATGAACTTCGACTCGATGAAGAGTTCGGCATGAATGATATGATCTATGGAAAGGATTACACCATCAGTCTGTTAGAAACTAGCGAACTTGGAATACTTGAAGACATGATCAAGGAATACAAGGGTGTCGTTTCTGAAAGCGATGATCCTGTCATAACAGTACACGAGGAGAAAAATGTCGGCTGATAATGGAGTCTACATTCTTCTGACCAAAGGACCTGAGTTCAGGGTTGCCCACACACAAGCCATTGATAACGTCTATGGTGAGTGGAGTGATGATGATAACATTTGGATGGGCAATCCTGAATCTATCCTTGATACGTTCGGAGAATCACATGCCTTTGATAACATCGAGGAAGCCTACGATGTGGCAGAGATACTAGAACGGTCAGTAGAGTTTACAGAATATGGTGTCTGCTTGATACGAGACTTTGAAGGGCAGACGTTTGCGGAACTAATCGAAGGGACGAAAGATGGCACGTCGGTCTGACATCGACATTCGTTATGTGGGAGCCAATGACCCCACCATTACGGAAAAATCAACCAAGTCGGAAATCATCGTTGCCTACAACTACTACAACTATTTCTATGGTGCGGACGATGCCAAGAAGTTTGTGTTGGCATTTCTAAAGTCGCGCAAGGTTCCCAAGGCACAACTTAGAAAGGCACAACAGATACGCCCTCATGATCTGATCACGATTGGCTGGAACTGTCGCATCATGCTCAATGGTGGAACATTACCAGATGACATTCGCAAATCATCCATGAACAGATTACAGCAACTCATGGATACGGTTGTCGAAGAGAAGAAAAAGAAGGCAGTTGTAAAACCCAAGGCAGTCGTCTCTATACAAGACCACATTCGTAACAAGGCAGGTGAATACATTGCCGACCTTGAAGAACAGATCGATGTGTTCATTCTAAAAAAGAAGAACAACTTCGATGCTGCTGGCTGGTTTCAGGGTAACAACATCAAACCTGTTGTGGCAAAGCGCATAGCAGAATACTATCAGCCGTTATACGATGAAATCTACGAGGCATCACAAGGCAAGGACAAGGAACTAAAGGAAGCATTCAATGGCTGGAAGAAAGCAGAACTGAAACGCTACTTGGAGTTCATCAAGAGCATTCTATCTGCTGCCGAGGTTGCTTCAGTTAGGGTTGCCAAGTCGCGCAAGCCTCGTAAGAAGAAAGAGAAGCCTGCTGCGCTCGTTGTGGCAAAGGTCAACTACTTGGAAAAGGATGAAGATCATAAACTTCAAAGCATCGACCCTGCGAACATTGTGGGTGCCAACCAGTTATGGGTGTTCAATACGAAAACCCGGACACTCTCGGTCTACAATGCTTTGGGTCGCTCTGGGCTCACAGTCAAAGGTACAACCATAGTTGGCTTTGACGATAAAACCTCGATCACAAAGAAGGTGCGTAAACCCGAGGTGGTACTGCCTAAGGTCCTTGAAGGTGGTAAGATTGTATTACGTAAGTTGATGGGTGACATCAAAGCAGTGGAAAAAAATGCCACCGGTCGCATAAATAACACCACAATCCTTTTGAGGACTATCAAATGAAGCAAGACAGTACAATCTTACAGTTTCCAAAGAGCAAAATCGTTCGAGAGATTCTGCCCGAGAGTGAGGAACTGAAACGCCTGAAAACGAAGAACACGCAAAATTTTGCTGACACTTTGGTTCAGGACATATCGGAAGAAATCCTTGTTGCGCTTTCTGAAGTCGGACTTGATACTGATGGAAAAGAGTTCAACAAGGATTTTCACTTTTTCGTCGGAACTCTTCAGTCAATGATATATCGCTCACTTAGCATAGATCACCACCTACATTCTTTTGTGGATGAAAATGTAAAGATTACCAAAATCAAAGTGGACGACATCGACATGTTTGAGAAAACGCTTGACGGTGTGCTTGACAAGGATGAGTAAATAGTATAGAATGGTCGAAAATAGAAAGTGAAAAAATGATTCTGCTCGATCTTAATCAGACCATCATTGCTTCTTTGATGGCACATATCGGAAGCAACCCAAAAGTCGAAATACAGGAAAACATGGTTAGGCACATTGTGCTTAACAGCATTCGTTCTTTCTCACGTCAGTTCAAAAGCAAGTATGGCGAACTCGTCATTTGCTGCGACAACAAAAACTACTGGCGACGTGATGTGTTTCCTTTCTATAAGGCACATCGCAAGAAGGATCGTGAGAAGTCAGACTTCGACTGGAACCTGATCTTCAACACTCTCAACAAAATAAAAGAGGAACTAAAAGAGTTCTCGCCTTATCGCGTGATCGAGGTGGAGTATGCCGAAGCCGACGACATCATTGCAGTGCTGACCAAAAGGTTTTCTGGTGAGCAATCGATACTTATCCTTTCATCGGACAAAGATTTTGTCCAGTTACAAAAGTATAAGGATGTGCGTCAGTATTCACCAGCGATGAAAAGGTTCATCAATACCGACAATCCCTATGCTTTCATAAAGGAGCATATCATTCGAGGAGATCGAGGCGATGGAGTGCCCAACTTCCTGTCGGCAGACAACGTATTTGCGCTTGGTGAAAGGCAGAAAAGCATAAATAATAGAAAACTTGTAGAATGGTTGGATCAGAATCCCGAGGATTTCTGTACCAATGATCAGATGTTGCGTGGATTCAAACGTAATCAAATGCTCGTAGACTTCGACCATATTCCCGAAGAAATCAGAGACAAGATTTTGAATGCGTATGAAAACACCATACCAAATAAAAGGCAGGTGTTTCTCACATACATGATGAAGAAAAACATGCGCAACTTGATACAGGACATAGGAGATTTTTGACGATGGATGTTTGGGTGGAACGAATCATTGCCGCTCTTGCTTTGATATTTGTAGCATTCCTGATACCAGCACTGGTGATCGCTGGGCTGAAAGCATTTACAGCACTGGATTGCTATGCTCAGAAAGACCCGACCAACTTTTCGTGCTACTATTCAAAGGGGCACAATCTGAAATTAGAGGATATACCGAAGTGACAACGAAAGCGATCTATGAAATATTTGAAGAGATAGAGAATGCTGGATCAAAGGACGAACGATTAAACATTCTACGAAAAAACGTAAGCTGGGCACTACGAAGCACTCTAAAGGGTGCCTTCGATCCAAACGTGAAGTTTGTGTTCGACAAGATGCCCGACTACACACCATCACTCGACCCGCCCGGATTATCACAAACATCGTTACACCAAGAGTTGACGAGAGCATATATGTTCGAGGTGGGTAATCCGCGAGTCGCACCAACACTAACATTGAAACGCAGGACTGAAATACTTACACAGATGCTTGAAGCATTGGAAGCTAAAGAAGCCGAGGTGCTGATTGGTATCCTTACTAAGAAACTGAAAGTGAAAGGATTGAGCTATGCGTTAGTGAAGGAGGCTTTTCCTGATCTGTTACCGTGAGTTCATCATGTTCCATCTTGATAGGGGATCATATGGCAAAACGCAGAAAGAGAAGAACGAACTTGGAAATGCTTGTTCAAAGCACTGAGGAGGAACTGTATAAGACCACCCGCGAAGACTGCGAACGTTGGTTTCGAATTTTGAACAGGGAATTATTCGACAACGAGCTATGTCCGGTAGACGAGATAGAGATCGGCAGACGCAAAGGGGTATATGCGATTTACGAATGCTATGATGAGAAGTGTGAGGATGGAGTACAATATAGATTGGTGCTGAAGGATCGATACAGATCGAAGAAGTTTTTTGTAGAGGTTCTAGCACATGAAATGGTTCACCACTACCAAGCCTTGAACGACCAACCTTTAGGACATGGACGAACATTCCTGAAATGGCGCAAGAGGCTAAACGAAAAAGGACTACAACTCGTAAGGGCATACAAAGAATGAGGAACAATAAAAGTTTTAAGCGAGACCGTCGTGATTATGAAGATGATGAATATCAACGAACGCAACGCAGAAAAGAAGCCAGACGGCGACCGGTTCGAAACTGGACAAAGGTCTGGCAAGAGCATCAAGACGACCTAGACACCATAGAAAATCTATACGACGACTGATCAATCCTACTCTGGGGAACGGGAAAGGATGAATGTTCTAACCCGAAACCCCAGAGTAGGAAATATTTCTAAGTTTGGCTGAACAAAGCAATAATATTTCCCCAAACCCCCTTTACAGGGCAAACGGGACGTGGTAAGGTACTGCCATGATGAAACGCAAGCGCAGAACCGACCGCAACCACCTCGTCTACAGAATATCTGTGGACGAACATTCCTATATCGGAGTAACCGTGGTTTCGTTCAATGGTAACAAAGCCCGCACGCTCAAGCGCCGCTGGCAGAAGCACGTTCAGCGTGCCATGGCAGAGGACCACGACTGGAAACTGAGCCGCGCGATTCGCAAACATGGTCCCGAGGCATTCACCGTCGAGATCATAAGCGTGGTACGCGGTAAGAAGTTGGCACACTCTGTTGAGCGCGAACTGATTCGAACCCTGAACCCCAACCTTAACACCGATATTCGATAGGAATCGCCATGAACCTTTCTAATGAAGTCTACCGCAATGAAGCCGCTCTTGATGCGATTGAAGCCACTCTAAAGGCAAAGGGTCGCAAAGTGAAGCGCGCCAACGCAAAGATCGAGGAAGCCTTAGAGCAACTCTCGCCTGAGGGTAAGCAGGAACTTCTCGATCTGTGCTGGCGCATTGCCTTCACATATAACTATCGCCCGATTCGCCTCAAAGCGGTTCGTAACCAGCGCCGCAACACTCGCGAGTATCAGGCAGCGCGTGTTGCCAACTTTTTCGAAAACAACCCCGACCATCCCCTTCACAAGGGCACGTCGGTTCGCAAAGTCAACTATTGGGAGAGGTAAATGGCAACTGTAACACTAACTCACAATCAATTCAGTTACACCAATAAACTATTCGAAGCTAACACCACAAGTTTGAATCTGGAGGCATCAAGTTCATATCCAGAAAACATCAACATGGTTGGTCGAACCGGTGAGATTGTCCAGTTTCAATATAGCAAGACAGTAACAGGAGTCGGCGGCATCGTTTCGTGGAACTATACACCAACTGAAGCATCACTTGTGAAAGTACCCGACGCAAAAGGTTTACGAATCCGAATCTTCAAGGTATGAGGAAAACATGAGACCTGATAATCCCTTCAAGCCCGGATGTTTCGCTCATCAACAGTTCGAAACACTCATCGTGTGGTTTATCAATCAACCTACAAAACTTCTGGAGGAAAAGCGAGATCAACTTAGAAAGGACGCAGAAAACTTCTGTGCTCACTCTTGGAAAGCAATGATGGATTTTGATTTCCAAGCCAACGTGATCGATAAGATTCTGGAACAGCGTGATTGAGAAAAGGACTAGACCATGACTCGCAAAGATTATCGACTGATCGCAAACCGTCTTGCCATGCTTCAGGAGGATATTCAAAACTATCGTGATGCCTGTACTGTCCAGCTTGACTTTGATCGATTCGTTTCTGATCTGTGTTTCGATCTAAAGCAGGACAACAATCACTTCAACTCAGCGAAGTTTCGGGAGGCAGTTTATGGAAAGTAATCTTGGAACGCTCATTCCTATCGTCTCAACCCTTTTCGCTTACTTCTACATCATCAATGGAGGAATCCGAGGATGAAGTTCGATGCCAACATTTTCTCCGACCTGTACAAAGAAGCCCATGGGATTCGTCCCCATGGGTTTAATCCTGCCAACTATACGGAGGATGAACTAGATCAGATTTGGTCTGATACCATTGCCGCTGCCGAAGCTTCCGCAGAAGCGCAGCGGCTTCTCCACATCAAAGCGAAAGCAGACTTCGAAAAGGCAATCGCAAAAACGATTGTTATTGGTGCTGGTGATCGCCAGACCGCAATCAACTGGTTGTGGGAAGCCTTTGATGAAAGCAAGGAAGATTTTGACTACTTTGCTTACAGCATGGGTTTGTCCGTAGCAGATAGCAATCGTTATGAATCAGAAGTGAAGGGA